TGGACTGGATGCCAAGCTTGTGGCCTCTGTGCATGACGAGTACCAGTTTGAGGTAGCCAAGCCAGACACAGATAGCTTCACCAAGATAACAAGGGAGGCTATGAAAGCTACGCAGAATATACTAAACTTTAATTGTGATCTGGACTGTGATTATAAAGTTGGAAATAATTGGGCAGAGACACACTAATGGTAGAACAATTTGAGTTTTTTGATGATATCAAATCAATAGATAAATCTAAAGGCACTAAAATTTGTATTAAATGTAAACAAGAAAAAGCTCTTGAAAGTTTTATAACTTTAGGAAGAAGAGACCTTAAAAACAATCATGTAAGAATGAATATATGTAAAAAATGTGAACGAAAAAAAATGAATCAAGTAAAAGAATTAAAGAAAATATATTCTTATCCGAAAGAAAATTATAAATGTCCTATTTGTTTTAAGGTGCCTGAACAAATTATCCCAGAAACAAACGGAAAGACATCTCCATTTGTTTTAGACCATGATCATAAAACTGGAGCATTTAAGGGGTGGATATGTAATAAATGTAACTCAGCGTTAGGTTTTTTTGAGGATAACATTGATAATGTGAAAAGAGCCTTAAATTATTTAGAGGATTATGAAAAAAGATGTTGACACTAGCACTCTATCCGTGCTATAATATATGCTGTTGTTTTGTAGTAGACAGCATCGGGGAATGATCCCCACTCATGGCCGCAATGGTGCGGTATTTATAAAGGAGAATAGAATGAACGATCCTATTTACATTTCTGGTAAGTGCCACTATGCTTCCATCACGGAACCTAACACCAAGTTTGATCCGGTGTGGAGCATTCAGATCGAAGTCGATGATGACAATCGCTCAGTCATCGAAGGTGCTAACCTTCCCATTGCAAACAAGGGCGATGATCGTGGTGACTTTGTAACTATCAAGCGCAAGGTTATGCGTAAGGATGGTACGCAACGTCAGGCACCCATCGTAAAAGACTCACAGAACAACCTGTGGGATGGAAAGCTGGTAGCCAACGGCAGCACTGTAAATGTCAAGGCTATTCCTTTTGAATGGAACTATGCCGGAAATTCTGGTGTATCTGCTGACCTTGCGGCGGTACAGGTAGTTGACTTCATTGAGTACTCTGGAGGTGGGGGTGAAGATTTTACTCCTGTTGAAGGAGGTTATGTGCAGCAGAAAGAAGCTGTTCCCTTTTAATATAGCGTAGAAAGGAAGGGGGAGGGAGTTTATGGTCCTTACTCTCTCCCTCTTTTTATTATGAAAACAATAGACACTCTCGTTGAAGATATATATAGTCTGTTCACACTTGATCCTATAGACATGGACGAGAGTGAGGTAGACAAACATATAGATACCTTCGGTGAAATGCTGAAGGTTCACATAAAAGATTTTCTATATGAAACACCAAAAGATCGTGGCAATCTCAGGCTATCCGCTATTGGAAAACCTGATCGTCGCCTCTGGTATGATGTTAACAAGCCGCTGGATCAGAGTGATCTGACACCGGCCACACGCATTAAGTTTTTATATGGATATATTCTGGAAGAACTTTTGCTTCTGTGTTCTACCATATCAGGACATGAAGTAACAGATCAACAGAAGGAAGTGGAGGTGGAAGGTGTTACCGGACATCAGGATTGTATTATTGATGGCGTCGTTGTTGATTGTAAGTCTGCTAGTGGTGTTGGATTTGATAAGTTTAAACATAACAAACTAGCAGAGGACGATCCTTTTGGTTATGTTGCACAGATATCAGCCTATGCAGAGGCCAATGGTATTGATCAGGCAGCATTCCTTGCCATCAACAAATCAACAGGAGAGATATGTCTTACCAAGTTACATCACATGGATATGATAAATGCAAAACAAAGAATCACTCACCTTAAAGATGTGGTTTCAGCGCCTTTCGTACCTGATAGGTGCTACTCCGATATACCTGATGGTAAGTCTGGCAACCGTAAGCTTTCTGTTAGTTGTGTTTATTGTGGCTATAAGAGAGAGTGTTGGGCTGATGCTAACCAAGGCAAAGGTATTCGTGTGTTCAAGTATGCACATGGTCGCAGGTATCTTACCAACGTGGCTAAAGAACCTGATGTACCGGAAGTAACTTTCTAGGTGACTAAAAAACATCACTGGACAGGTGAGGCAGACCCTAGCAAATACTATGGCTTTGTTTATTTAATAACAAACACTGTCACTGGTAGAAAATATATTGGCAGGAAGTTCTATCACACATATAAAAAGAGAATACGGATTCGACAATCTAACTGGAGAGTATATACAGGATCGTGTAAGCCACTTCTTGAAGACATCAAACGTCTGGGTAAGGATAAGTTTACCTTTGAGATTATCTGTAATTATAAAACAAGAGGTGGTGTGGTAAGTGGTGAGGTTCATTTCCAAACCGATAATGATGTACTGTCACCAGAACTTCTGCCATGTGGTGATCGACTGTACTATAACGGTCATATAGGATCAGTAAAGTTTATCACTCGTGAGTTTCATAGTGCTGAAACCCGTGCGAAGATAAGTGCTTCTCAGGCGGGAGAAAAAAATTCTTACTATGGAAAATCCCACAGTGCTGAAACTCGTGCGAAGATGAGTGTTGCTAAAGAGGGAAAAAAACATCCTAATTATAAAGGACCATATATCATAACATTTGAAGATGGTCACACCGAAGAGTGGCAAAAACTAAAAAACATAGATGGGTATGATGACGGTGCTTTATATAAAGTTCTAAATGGATTTTATAAACATTATAAAGACATAGTAAAAATAGAGAGGATAAGTCCTGATGACGAATGAAGTACCGGACTTTAGTAGTCTCTATGATCTAACACAGAAGAACCCGGATAGAACTCTTAATCTGGCTATTATACTTCAGGCTCTGCTTGATATGAGTAAGCCCAAAGAACCTAATGAAACTAATGAGACTGCCCTTCAAAGGGATCAGGCATCAGCATGGGTATTCGCCACTGTTGGTGTTACATGTGAGAACTTTGAAAGCACCTGCCATCTGGCTGGACTAGAACCAGATACTGTTAGAGACTTCGCACTCAAGGCTGTAACATCGGAGAATGTAAATGAAATTAGACGAAAGCTCAACTCTTTCTTATGACCATCCAAACTATCCAAAATGGGAACGCAACTATGATTACTATCTTCGCATGATGAAAGAAGAAAAACCACTGGACCAACAAGTAGGAGGACAACACTACAAGGAATGCAAGATACAGCCGGTTGAATATATTCATGCCAACGGGCTTGACTATCTGGAAGGTAATGTGATAAAATACATCACTCGCCACCGCACTAAGGGGGAGGGAAGAAAGGATATTGAGAAAGCAATCCACTATGCCCAACTCATATTGGAAATGGAATACGATAATTAGAAAGGGAACAAAGCTATGCCACAATTTCGATCTAACGAAAACCCTATGTTTCGCTCCAAGTTTAGCGAAGACATATTCAAACACAAGTATGCCCATCATGGGTGTGAGACATGGGATGCACTGGCGTCCACACTGGTAGACGATGTATGTCAGGAACACCTCAGCAAGGAGGACAAGGACGAACTGAAACGTATGATCACCGACCTGAAGTTTATTCCGGGTGGGCGTTATCTTTACTATGCAGGGCGTGAGAATAAGTTCTTTAATAACTGTTACCTTCTCAAGGCAGAGGAGGATACCAGAGAAGATTGGGCTGACATCTCTTGGAAGTCCGAGTCCTGTCTTATGACAGGTGGTGGTATCGGAGTGGACTACTCTGTATACCGTGAAGAAGGACGGCTGTTGAATGGTACGGGAGGTCTTGCCTCTGGTCCTATTCCAAAGATGCAGATGGTTAATGAGATTGGTAGGCGTGTTATGCAGGGTGGTAGTCGCAGGTCTGCTATCTATGCCAGCCTTAACTGGAAGCATCCTGATGTAGATAAGTTTCTTGCCAGTAAGAACTGGTATGATATGCCGGTAGGTGAAACAGGTTTCTCCATTGGTCAGATCAAGGAACAAGACTTTAACTTTACAGCACCGCTGGATATGACAAACATCAGCGTTAACTACGATACTGAATGGTTACTTAACTACTGGAAGACAGGAGATGTTGGAGATACTTTTAAGACTAATGTTCAACAAGCATTATCTACCGCCGAGCCGGGATTCTCATTCAATTTCTTTGAGAAGGAAAATGAGACACTACGCAACGCTTGCACGGAGGTTACATCTGAAGATGATTCTGATGTTTGTAATCTTGGCTCTATTAATATGGGTCGCATTGATGACCTGAAAGAGTTCGCAGATGTAGTAGAACTTGCAACCAAGTTTCTGCTATGTGGAACGCTCAGGGCAAAGCTACCCTATGATAAGGTATACAAGACCAGAGAGAAGAACCGTAGGCTTGGTCTTGGCCTGATGGGTATGCATGAATGGCTGATTAAAGGAGGACAGAAGTATGAAGTTACCGAAGGACTTCACAAGTGGTTGGCAGTCTATAAAGGAGTTAGTGATCACGTTAGCGCCGACTTTGCTGATACTCTTGGGTGTAGTCGCCCTGTCGCAAATCGTGCCATTGCTCCTACCGGATCAATAGGTATTCTGGCTGGCACCTCCACAGGCGTTGAACCTATCTTTGCCGTAGCCTACAAGCGCAGGTATCTGAAGGGTGGTAATCGCTGGCACTATCAGTATGTGGTGGACAGTGCGGCACAGGAGATCATTGATCTTTATGGTGTTGATCCTAACAAGATTGAGTCTGCTCTTGATCTGGCAGAGGACTACAAGAGGCGCATGAAGTTTCAGGCAGATGTGCAGGACTATGTTGATATGTCTATTAGTAGTACAATCAATCTGCCCAAGTGGGGGAGTAAGCTTAACAATGAAGATACTGTTACTGAGTTTACTGATACTCTTGCCTCTTACGCTCACAGGTTGCGAGGTTTCACGGTGTACCCTGACGGATGCAGGGGAGGACAACCACTTAGCAGTGTGCCTTACAGTGAGGCTGTAGAGAAACTTGGCGAGGAGTTTGAGGAAGGACTAGAGACACATGACATTTGTGATATCACCGGACACGGTGGCTCCTGTGGTGTTTAAAAAAAGTTCTTGACAAAAGCCACTTTATGTACTATAATATATATGTGATGCCAATAATGGGTCACACAATATCAACTTGCTATAAGGAGAAATGATATGAATGCGTATATGACACTAAGTGATGATCCCTTCTTTTCCAAGTTCTGTTCATGGACTGTGGGACATGAGCAACTTTTTAGAGATATGCTAAGAATGAAGAATCATCAGGCAGGTAGTTCTATTTATAATGCCTACCCACCCCATAATCTAGTAGAAAATAGTGATGGAAAATATACGATTGAGTTAGCCACTGCTGGATTTACTAAAGAGGAGTTGGAAGTAAAAACAGAATACAGCAAGCTAACTATCAGCGGCAGGAAAGCCGAAGAAGAAGACGACGAAAAGATCGTACATAAAGGCATAGCGAAGCGACCCTTTTCAAAGTCTTTTACTCTTGCCGAAGACGTGGTTGTAGATGATGTTTCTTTTAAAGATGGATTGCTTACCATCAAGCTTCAAAAGGTAGTACCTGAAGACAAGAAAGAAAAGATTTACAGCCTGTAACGAAACTTGGGGGAGTGCGTAGCGTTTGCTCCCCCATTTTACATAGGAGATACAATGAGAAAGTCACCCAACACAGTTTATATTGGCTATGATCCAAAAGAAGATGTAGCCTATGAAGTACTCAAGTTTACCATCGAACGTATTGCCGTTGAAAATGTGGATGTTAAACCAATTCGCAAAGATGTTGTGGAGCGTATGGGATTATACAATCGCAAGCACAGCGTTAAAGAAGGACAGATGATTGATGACATAGATGGCAGGCCCTTCTCCACAGACTTTAGCTTCACACGTTTCCTTGTTCCTGCCTTGAATATGTATCAAGGTTGGGCATTGTACATGGACTGCGACATGTACCTTCGCACTGACATCAATGAATTGTTTGAAGAATACAACATGGACTACTATCCATTGTATTGTGTTAAACATCAGTATGAACCCACTGAAGAATATAAGATGGATGGACGCAAGCAGGAAGTATATCGCCGCAAGAACTGGTCAAGTCTTATTCTTTGGAACTGTGGACATGAACTTAACAAGAGGCTAACCCCTCTGGAAGTAAACACCCAGACAGGCTCTTGGCTTCATGGCTTTCAGTGGTTGCCTGATAAAGAGGGTGATATTGGTAGCATACATCAGGAATGGAACTGGCTTGACGGACATTCACCAGAGGAGGTAGAGGCAAAGAATGTACACTTCACTACAGGAGGACCGTGGTTCAGAGAGTGGAAATGTGGCAGAGACATTGACGGAAGATACGCTGCCGAATGGAATGGAGATTATACCTATCTTGCCGGAAAAGGAATTATCAAACCCTATGACATATAAAATTGTAACATGCTTTGACGAGAAGAAGCTGAAGAAGAATGGCTTTAAACTTCTCAACGAGTTCAAAGAAAACTGGCAACCCAACATAGAATTTCACTGCTACTATTATAATCTTGATATTAGTAACTACTCTCTTCCTGAAGCAGATAATATACACTATCATAAGCTGGAGGATATTGAAGAGTATAATACTTTTGTAGAAGAAAATGCCACACATGACGGCACTGAAGATGGTGTGGTACAGTACACAGAACTGCTTGACGCATTGTCAGCAGGACCGGAAGTTTTCGCCATTACAGAGTGCGGGTTTAACAACCAAGGCTGCTGGCTGTTATGGGTTGATCCTATGTGTGCCACGGTTAAAGATATCAGGGCATCTACACTGGACTATTATTTTCCTGACCCGACATATAACGTAGACTTTATATACACACCCGAAACATCCTACCTGATGGCGTTTAATCTTGCTCGTCAAACTGCCGTAGATATTATGGGTGATTGGCGTGGCTCTTACATGTCCGGTGAGTTTACCAACTACCGTGAGTGGACCTCTGCATTTATTCTTAGCAGACTTGTTACAATCTACACCGCACACGGCATGACTGTGCATGAGTTTGTCGGTATGGAAAACTTGATTATAAATATCAATGACAAGTCTTCTATTAATGTACGAGACGGTTCTGGTAAAAGAGTGATTGATCTCTCAGATACAGAGACTACGCCTGATATTCTTCCGGGAAGATATAAGCAGCTTGCTGACACCATCCGTTTCTACAAACCAAAGACTATACTAGAGACAGGTACATGGAACGGTGGCCGTGCTATTGAGATGGCGCTTGCGGCTTTTGACAGGTCAGATGCTGTTCACTACATTGGTTATGATCTGTTTGAAGATGCCACCACAGCCACCGATAAAGAAGAGTTCAACGCCAAGCCACACAACACCAAGAAAGCTGTTGAGAAAAGGCTTGATGAATTTGCCGCTCATATGAAGAAGGAAAAAGATAAAGACTTTACCTACGAATTACACAGGGGCAATGTGAGAGAGACACTTACATCTATTTACATAGATGAAGTAGACTTTGCTCTGATGGGCAGCGGTAACAGTATTGAAACGGTGAAGCATGAGTATAGTATTCTGAAAAATGTTCCCGTTGTTATGGGCGACCACTTCTTTACAAAGGATGACAAGGATAAAACACCTGAAGACAAATATCAGGGCATGAAAAATCTTTTTGATTCTATCGCAACCAAGAAGATTAACGAAGAGAAAACAACAGAAGATGGCTGGACATCGTTTGACGAGAAGGCAACGGTGCGTAAGTATGTACTACCCTCTGATGACAGGGTTCTGGATGGTGGGCGAACACACCTTGTTGTTTTTCTGCATGACGAAAAGCTGGATGATATTCCGGCGGAACTTAAACAGGTTCCTATTGTTGTCCACCCCAGAGACTCAGTGCCAAAGGAATATATTCGCAACAATATTAAAACAAATCTAAAACATATTGATAATGACAAGTGGGTACAGAAACACCCGGCACACAGAGGCAGGGCGGCTCTAATATCTGCTGGCCCATATCTGGACTATGCAAAACTTGAAGAGTTTCTGGCATTTAATCCTGACTGTAAAGTTCTTACAGTTAAACATGCATTGCCGGGACTGATTAAGAATGGCATAACTCCGTGGGGTTGTATTGTTCTTGATCCCAGACCTATCACTGGTAAAAGCACACATAACATTACACGCAAAGATTTGTTCAAGGACTTTGATCCTGACATGAACTTCTTCGTTGCGTCCATGACGGACCCTTCTGTTACAGAACATCTTATGGAAAGAGATGCACGTATATGGGGCTGGCACGCCTTTACCGACTCGCTGCGTGAGGAGGATGAACAGGGTAAGGTTATTGAGAACCAGCAGGTTAAACTAAGTCAGGAGCTTGGTATTCCACAGGGGGCTACGCTTATCACTGGTGGCACATGCGCTGCTATGCGTGGTATTGGTATGCTGCATACGATGGGCTTCAGAGATATACATCTCTTTGGCTTTGATTGTTGCAGGGACGAACCCACCGATGAAGAGAAGACAGAAACAACTGGTGATCTGGAGGGCGGTGAAACTCCCAAGCCCAAGTATATACAGGTCAATGTGAAAGACCAGACATACTGGACCACAGGTGAGTTGCTTGCTATGGCACAGGACTGTGAGAAAGTATTTAATGATCCGGGTCTTGAAGGAGTTCTTTGTTTTCATGGAAAGAATACAATGGTTGCCGACCTATGGGACATTAAAGAATCACAGGAAACCAGAGCACAGTTTAAAGGATACTACGATGTCTAATATTAATGTTGAAAACGAGAACAGCCGTCACAATCCATCTGATGATTATGTTAATCTTATCAAGATGTATGAGGAGAAGCATGATCAGGGAGAGGGCATGTTCAATGGTCGTAGTCTGTTAAAGTTTGTTGATCTTATCAAAGCCTATCTGGAAGATAATAATTGCAAATCTATTCTTGATTATGGCTGTGGTAAAGGTATCCTGTATGGGGAAGACTATCATACAATAACAAACGAGATTGACTGTCCGCTTCCTGAGTACTGGAACCTTGACGAGTATGAACTTTTTGATCCCGGCTATGAGAAGTATGGTAAACTTCCTATCCACAAAAAGGATGCGGTAATATGCACTGATGTTCTTGAACATGTGGCAGAGGAAGACTTGTCATGGGTGGTTGAAGAAATATTTTCCTATGCAAAGAAAATAGTATTTATAAATGTTGCTTGCTTTGAGGCAATGAAGACACTACCGGATGGGCGTAATGCTCACATCTCTGTTTTTACTCCTGACAACTGGTTACAATTATTGGCAGATAAAAGCAGAGACTTTAAACATCTTAAAATATATGTCTTTGCTGATACGATGGTGGACAATGATACCAGTACCTTTGAAACTCTGGGCTATCGCATTGATCAGTATCCTCGTAT